AGGCACTTCAGGATATGGAGTGACTCCTTATATTTTTTCTAGGAACGGATCTGGAGTTTCTTCTGGCATTTCACCAGTAGCTGGAAGACGTTATATTGCATTAATAGGTCAATCTCAATATTTTAATGAAGGATACTTTGCGATTTATAGTAGTGCTGGACAATCTTATGTTAACACAAGCATTGGAGGAGTAAATTTAACTACAGCTGGATCTCCTGCTCTTGGCAAATATGGTGGTTGGGATGATAATTATTTGCCAAATGTTTTAATTGGCGATTGGTTGTCAGGATTTGAATATACAAGCAATTCTTACCCCCAAGGATTTACCTATGCTAAAGCTGATGCAATTCTTCAGAGTTTAAAACCAAAATTAGGAATACCATAATATGAATCTTTATTTTTTAATTTCAATAAATAGCGATGGAACAGGAACCATATATGAAAGCCTTCAGCCATTTTCAAACGTTGTTGCTGGGGTGGCGCAATTATTGCCGCCTGAATTTTTAAATATTAGCGGATTTAATAACTTAGAAACTTCTGGCCCAGATCTGTTGCTTGATCTAGGTTGGGCTGGCAGATCTGATTTAGGTTTTTGGATAGCTAATTTTGCAGTAAAGCCAACAACAACATATTATAAAAAAATAATAACAACCAACACAATCAATAATGTTAATAAGACTGTTGATGTGACTTACTCCGAACAAGATCTAACTGAGATAGAAATAGACATAAAAAATAAAAAAATGAGAGCCTCTTATGTGCCAGTAAGAGATTCCTATCTTAAATTAACTGATTTTACCCAACTTCCAGACGCACCTATAACAGAACAGGCTAAGAGTGATTTTCTAATTTTTAGACAACAATTAAGAACAATGTTTGATATTTCTGATTATAGTCAACTAGCTTGGCCTGCGATTCCTACGTCTGCTCCAAATATAACTATACCACCATTTCCGCCAATAGAAAAATAAAGTTAGAACTCTTATTCTTGTGTAATTAAATAATATGAAGGTCGTTGATATAGCTCAAGAAATTTATTTTGATTTAAATAGCCCAAGCGATTTAAGTCTTGCCGCTATTGCTTTTTGGATTAGAGCCAATGTTGGCAGACTAAACAGTATAGTATTCTCAAATTTTAAGCTAAATGATAGCTATGAAATAGTTGATTCGGATAATGGAGATGCAGAAATAGATATCAATGCCGCAGCTATCTTAAAAAAGATGTATATAGTTCATAGATACTCTGTAATCATAAGATCAAAATTAACAGCTATAGACTCCGATGACATCGTAGAAGTAACAGATCAAGATCAAAAAGTAAGAAAACTAGACAAGACTCAAATAATTAGAGCCGTCACAGCAGAGAAGAAGATAGAAGAAGAAGAGCTACAAAAACTAATCAACGCATACAGGACAAAGAAGTCTGCGCCTGTACACGTTGTTGGAGACGACATTGTTGCTGGGCAATACCCAGATGTTTTCCCATATATCAGATCCGGAAGAACTTACGGATATACAGCTTATTGATCTTGGCTATCAAGCAGTTTATTTATTTCTGCAATTTCAAAGGCAATTTTCTTTTTGAGATTTTGAAGCTCAACTAGAATTTTGCCTTTTTCTTCTGGAGTTTTTGCTTTGAGCGATTTAGCTTGAATGCGTTTGGCTTCACGAATATAAAAATCGCTACTCTTCAGAATAGTTTCGGCGTAATCGTCCATAAAAAATTTGGGGGAGCTTTTGGCTCCCCCGTTTCAGTTATCGAGTCTTTCGAGCGGCTCGCTTGGTCATGGTCTGCGGATCAAGCGCAGACGCAAAGCCGAAAGAGTTTCGCGGCATTCGCTTTGAATCTACACGATGCTGATTTACGCGAACCGTCTTTGCTACGTTGGTGATTGACAACGCTCCGTTGTTAGACTCTTGAACTGTTACTGTATATGTATTGCTCATGGCAATATAGTATGAATCAGCTACTATAAAATGTCAAGATTATTTTATAGGAATTACATTAACTTTTTCTTGTTCTTTTTTAGGAACGATTATCTTTAGAACGCCATCTTCAAGATGAGCAATAGATTCAGAAACGACAGCAGAGTTTGGGAGCTTGTATTCTGCTGAGAATGGGGTTCTCTTGTTTCCTTGCTTTGGAGAAATAGTGACGCAAATAATATTTCCCTTAGAAGTAACAGTTATTTCATTCTTTGAAAAGCCCGGAGTGTCAAGCTCTAATTTGAACGCCTCTTCTGTTTCTTTCCACAAGTCTAATGTTAGGTAGCTGTTGAGTTCTTTAGTCAATTGAGTTGATGATTTAAGTGTGTAATACATAGGTGTCTCAGTTAAGCAAAGGATATGCCACTATATTTTCTTTAGCTTTTCTATGTTTTTGCGAGCTTTTTGAGACTTGCTGGGACGCTTTGTCGCATTGAGTGAGTCAGCGGCGAGCAATTCTTTCACAAGCTTAAATAGCTCAAGAACAGAAGCATTTGAAAAATGACTATTTTCTGGAGATACTGGAGAAGTGTCTTGCCATTCAATAACAAAATCAGCAAGAGCCTCTAGCTTTGGGGTATGAGTCGCCTCTTCATTATTAACTGGAATAGAATAAGATTTCTTGAAAGTAAAAGTTTCTTCTAGTTGATACTTCTTGACATGAATTAAGATGCCTTTATTTTTTTTGATCCAAGCGACTTCGTCGTTCTCGTATTGAGCGTGGCGAATATCTGGGATGCAAATTATTCTGTCTAGTTCTATTTTTGGAAGAGCGGAAATTTTTTTAGATAGCTTCGAAATCCAGTGGGTGCCTTTAGTTTCTTCGCGCTTTACCTTAGCGTAAAAAACCAAGAAATCTCTAATAAGAGCCTTCTCTTCTCTTGAACATAGTATTGGATTTATATTATACATTGACTTTAAGGCTTCGCGGCACTCCTCCTTCAACTCATCAGCCAAAGCCATGCGCTCAAATGCATATCCAGAATCTTCAAACAAAACTCTTAGCATATTGCACAAAGAGTCTTTGCCGTCTCCTGCTAGTCCTGATATTCCTATTATTTTATTCATTTTAAAAATACATTCCAATCTATATGGTTTTTGAAATCAATTGCATCACTTGCTAATCTTGGAGCCATTGGTTTTGGCTTTCTAATAAGTTTCAGCCCAGCTTCTTCTGGCGTTTTGCTGCCCTTTTTAGAGTTGATATCCTTATGGCACAGTACCATATTTTCCCAAGTATTTGGACCGCCTCTTGATTTCGGAAAAGGATGGTCTATATTTGCTTCTTCTGGCTTCAATTTTTTACCACTGTATTGGCAAATACCTTGATCTCTAAGCCAAATATTATTTCTAGTAGGACGAAATGTTTTTACGGGTACTTCAGAGTACTTAGACGAAGCAATAATAGTCGGCACTCTTATAGACATCTTGCTTGTACGAATTTCTAAATCGCACTCTCTTACAGGAAGAGTTAGCCACTCGTCCCATTTAACAGCTTGAATATCTTCTATATCAGAAAAATTTAAAGATCCATCTTCATTTTTCTTATAGATCACATTTAATGCTACACAATTAGGATGCACCAATTCGCTGAAGGCATCTCTTACAGATTTAACTCCAATTGGTTGCCATCTTTTATTGAGGCACAAACAGATGATTTTGTCTTCTATTCCCATTGGCATAAAAATATCAATCTAAATCCAAGTAAAGTCAAGATTTTTTTGACTTTTTTGTGTCAAAGATTATAAATTTATGATGAGCAAGACCACTAAGAAGAAGGCGACCAAGAAGGCCGCCGCAAAGTCAGGAAACACCGGCAATGCTGGAAACGCAGGAAATCTTGGAAAGCCAACGAGTTCAGGCGGCGCAGGTTCAACCAAAAACGCCACTCTAAATTCAGGTAACACTGGAAACGCAGGAAATCTTGGTAAGACAACAAGTTCCGGTAGCGCAGGAAGCGCAGGCTCAACAAAGAAGCGTTGATCCTACGCTAAACATACACGGCGCGTCGTTTGACGCGCCTTTTTATTAATAAATGATGAAAGACTCGTCAGCGGAGTCTTCCCAGTCTAGAGACTCTGAAGCCTTGGCTTTTCTCTTGAACTGGCTATAGCAAACAGCAATCCTTTGTTTTTGATCGGGAAATTCTTTTACCATCGAAGAATCTCCGACGCATCTGCTGACGAATTTTTTTTGCTCTTCTGATTTTTTAGGTTTCATTAGTGGCATATAGTAAAGTTACACTAAAATTAAAGTTTATACTCAAAAGAAAATCCATAAATAGTTTTTCTCTTATATTTTGTTAAAACTTGTTGTATTCCTATTTTAGAAAATCCAGTCGCTTTAGATGCTTCGTCTATACCTAAAAATTCATTTATTATATGTCCATCTTTGTCTATTTGTATTATTTTTTTCTTGTGGCAATTTTTAAGTTTTTCAATATGTTTTTCTGAAAATTTTTTGTCTTTCCAAAATCTGGGGTTGCTTTTGCTCAAGTTTGCTAAATGGCTTTCAGAAAATTTTTTATTTTTCCAATATTTTTTATGATTTTTAGATATTTTTTCTTTAGTTTCTTCAGATATTGTATTTCTGTCGGCTATTTTGACTAAATTATATCCAGAATTTTGCCTAAAACTTTGATAAAAATTGATCCAGAATTGCTCTTTCTCCTTTAGTTTTTCAGCTGCGCACTCTTCTATTACATTAAAAGAAAAATTTTCTCTACCGTATTTTAACCAAGCATTTTGAAGTTTTTTATTAAAATGCTTTTTTAAATCAAGTAAAGAAAAATGTTGATTTTTTCTATGTGCTAAATTATTGGTCGAACCAATATAAATTAAATTATTTGATTCGTTTAATATAGAGTATATGCCTGACTTTCTGATCACATATATTATTACACATGCATTGCAAATCAATGCGTGTTTATTAATCTAGAGACCTTACATCAAAAATATCAACAGCAACTAAAGTGTTGCCATTTGATACTATAAATGTATCTTCATCTTTAACGTCTACTACTTCTCCTACCCACTCTCCATCAGAGTCTAAAACTCTTACGGGTTTACCAATTAGCTTTTTGTTTATGTCTAATCTTTTGCTCATTTTAGTTGTATTTTAATGTCATTAATAGGGAAAGAAAGATAAACCGCGCTAAGATCTTTTCTAACATCAAAAACTTCTCCAAGAGAAGAAAGCGTTTCTTTATCTAAACTATTGATTTGCTCATAGTACTTTTCTTCAAATTTAGCGTCTGGAGCTTTTCCAGCGCAGGAGCAAGAAGATATAGATTGATGACAAAATTCTAAAACACTGAATAGTTTTGGTGTGCTTATTATTTTATCAGGGTTTTCCGACAAGAAGCGGCAAAACTCTATGAAGCCTTTAATTTCTAATTCCATTTGCGTCTATTATTAATAGTAAAACTGAGTACAAAAGAATATACACATAATAAACAAAAAATAAATCGTAACTGAAATAGCAAACAAAACAACTGGTCCAAAATCCCAAGCAATAAGGGCAAGAAATAAGCCTTGTGACAAAGTTGTTATATTTAAAATTCAGATACTCTAAATAATTTGTTTTTGGAGATCTTAATTTAAAGCACATATAATCGATCCTTGTGCTGTCGGAAAACAAGCGCAGAAGGCTTCCGTACTCCATAAGAAAATCTGTTCTATAGAGTAGGAAGCTAAATGCAGCGCAAAAACACGCCTTGATTATGTCAGCCTGTATGTCCATAAGCGCCATCTCCTCGCTTAGTCAATGGTAGGTCTTCAGCCTTAACAAAGTTAACTTGACTGCAAGACTCAATAATTATTTGGGCAATCTTATCGCCAACTTTAACAGTAAAGTCATTGTTATCTGTATTATAGAGAATAACACCAATATCGCCTCTATAGTCAGAATCAATCACTCCAGCCAAAACATCAATTCCATTCTTATATGCAAGACCGGACCTTGGAGCAATTCTTCCGTAGTGGTTCATTGGAATAGCCATACTCACATTGGTCTTAATCAGCTTGCGGCCAAATCTAGGGACAACAACGTCTTCTGCGGCATATAAATCATAGCCCGCTGAGAAGTTAGTTCCTTGAGTTGGGATCTTAGCTAAATCAGAAAGAAGTTTAATCTTAATGTCCACGCCAATATTATGGTCTTGTAAAAACAAAAGTCAATTTAAAATTTGCATTTTTTTATTTTTGATGCATCTTATTGATGTGAACGTCATAGAATCATATCAACTACTTTTAGAATACTTCAATACAAATACTGTATTCAATATCAAGAAGAACAGAAAAGAAGCAATTCTAGTTTCTGATAATGAAGCTGAAGAGAACGCTTCGTTGACCTGCGCCTTGAAAGAGATGGAGAAGGCTGGTATTTTGAGGTCTTGCACAATTGAGAACGAGCAATACTGGGTTCTATTTAAGTCTATAGAATCATTTAACCAAACAATTGAGCTAAGCGGATTGGTTTGTGCTGGGATAGCGAGCGTAATAAATGATATTTGCGATAAACTCGAAAGACCATCCGAGAAGTGCGACCCGTCAAGCATCTCCGAAAAGGATTTAAAGAATTTAATTTATCTTGCTTCCAAGGCTACAGTTAACAGCCTGAAAGAGTAAGCTTGACTTTTAGAAGATCGCGTTCCATCATGCAGCAGCTTGATCAGTAGAGGTAACCAGAGCAAAACCATGCTCACTTAAGGATAGTATCCTTATTTAAACTCGTAAGAGACAGCAAGCCCGTCAAAAGACTATAAGGAATTGGAGGAAACTCCAGCGTGTGTTCGGGAGAGGTCGCGTCGAAAGAGCCTTATATAAAACTACTAGAAACTTTCATCCTTCTCAAAGGAAAAGGCAAATGGTGGAGTCGAAAAAAAGTCATCTACGCAAGATCAAGCTAACATAGCCAAGAGCACTCGCAAGCTAAACGGACTCACTAAAGCCGGAGATGCGATGACTGAAGCGGGTATTCTTGGGTTAAATAAACTTAGATAAAAACATCTAAGTTGACCTACTATTGCTTTCTCCTAACTCAAGGAAAAGTTAATAAAGGCAAATGGTGGAACATAATATCAAGTGTAATACTTTAAGGTTTAAGGACCAAGGATTATGGGAAATACTAACTCTAAGGATAAGGAAGACTTAGCTTTGATTAAGAAGATTAAGTCTAGTAACTGCAATGATAGTTTCATGAAATTATCATCTAGCTATGAAAATTTTTACTTTTCTATAGCAAAGAAATACTACATCCCGCTTACTAAGATGGGAATGAGCAAGGAAGATATCAACGTAGAGAAAGATTTTATTCTTTATAAAGCAATTCAATCTTTCGACGCGAAGCAGAAAACGAAGTTTTCTACATGGTTTTGTAATTGTACAAGATATCATTTCTTAAACTTTATTAACTCTAACAAGAAGTACATTGTATCTGAGGATAAAACAATTGACTTCATTAATGCGCAGAATGTCTTAATTACAGTTGATAAGAATTCTGAGACTGTTGATTATATTGACTCTCTGCTTTCGTCTATGAGAGACAATCGAATCAAGGAGATCTTTAAACTTAGATATTTTTCTGGTAATGAGAAGCTCACTACGTGGAACAGAATAGCTAAGAAACTTAACATTAGCACTCAGACTGCTATTAACTTGCACGAAAAGGCTAGAGTATTCCTAAAGAATAAAATCGAGAGCAAAAATTCTTTTGATTTGATTTGACTTTTTGGTATGCTAGAGTCATAATACTATGCAATGAGCGACAATAAGACTGAAACATCGAAGTGGGACCAACGTGAAGTTGGAGCGCTATGGACAAAGATTAGTAAAGATAAGACCCAGAAGTACATGACTGGCCATATTAATACTTCCCTAGAGGGAAAGATTGATATTGTTATCTTCTCTAACAAGGAAAAGAAGTCCGATAAGTCACCAGACTTTAGGATCTATATTTCCGATAAGACGCAGAAGCCAAAAGGAGACATTCAAAAGAAGCCTGCTCAGGTTCCAGACGAAGAGCACATTCTCTAATTAAAATAGAAAATCCTTTTCACCTACCTATAACAATAGGTAGGTTTTTTTATGCAATTTGCTGTTCACGTTCCACTTAATTCTCTTAGTTTTGGGCAAGTAAGTTTTAACTTGCTATATGAGTTTTATAAGATGGGGCTTAATCCATCTATTTTCAAAGCTTCTGAGCATCAAATAGATTTTAGTGCTTATGACTTTGATCAAGATTTTATCAACTGGATAGTAACGAATCATAACGACTCATTTGCAAAGCACAGCAGAAAACATCCTGTTATTAGACTTTGGCATATTAATGACTCTATTAGAACTTATTCTGATAAGCAGATCCTTTTCACTTTTCACGAAACTGATCAACTCACTAATATAGAATCAAACATATTAAAGAATAGCATTATTTGTTCTAGTTCTTCTTATACTCAGTCAGTTTTTGCAAATCATGGAATTCAATCCACAGTTGTTCCTCTTGGGTTTGACTCTAAACACTTTAAGAGAACAAATAAAACTTACTTCAAAGACAACAGAATAACATTTAATCTTTGCGGCAAGTTCGAGAAAAGAAAGCACCATGCTAAAATAATCAAAGCTTGGGTAAAGAAATTTGGCAAAGATAATAGATATTCTCTTCAGTGCGCCATCAACAATCAGTTCTACCAAGATGCAAATGAATTAAAAATCATATACAGCACAATTCTAGAAGGTAAAACTTATTTCAACGTAACATTCCTTGGCAATATGCCTAAGAATTCTATCTATAATGACTACCTAAATTCTTCTGATATTATAATTGGAATGTCTGGCGCGGAAGGTTGGGGATTGCCAGAGTTCCAATCAGTGTCTCTAGGAAAGCATGCAGTTATACTAAACGCTACTGCTTATAAGGAATGGGCAAATAAAGAAAATGCCGTCTTAATTGAGCCCAATGGAAAGTTGGAAGTATATGATGGAAAATTCTTTTCTAAAGGAACCCCATTTAACCAAGGCAATATTTTTGATTTCTCTGAAGATGAATTCATTGCTGGCTGCGAACAAGCGATTAGAAGAGTCGAGAAAGACAGAACCAACCATGAGGGATTGAAGTTGCAAGATCAATTCCAATATTCAAACACAGCAAATAAACTACTATCTTTAATTTAATATGCCGCTTTATCTTTTCAAAAATCCAAAGACCGGAAAAATTGTTTCAGTTTTTCAGGGTATGAATGATGATCATACATATTCAGAGGAAGGAATTAAGTATGAAAGAGTATTTACTATACCTAATGCTCAGATAGATACTGAATTTGATTTAGACTCATCGTCAAAATTTGTAGAGAAAACAGGAAAGATGAAAGGCACTCTTGGCGAAATTTGGGATTATTCTCAAGAGCTTAGTGACAAAAGAGCGGCGAAACATGACGGCGTAGATCCTTTGCGCCAGAAAGCGGAAGAGAAGTATTCTAAGAAAAGAAGGGGAATGAAATACAAGAGCAAGGTAAATCCTTCAGAGGTTCCTAAGATTCAACTTGACTAGTTCCATTTTGTAAACATATTGTGTAAATCATCCTACCTCTTGATTATGACTACATTATCTAAAGAATTCGTAAATACATATAAAAATAAACAACCCAACTGGGGCTTCAATGGCTTAGGCTATATAGTATACAAAAGAACCTATTCAAGACTAAAGGACGACGGAGCCACTGAAGAGTGGTACGAGACGGTTGAGCGTTGTATTAATGGCGCTCAGAAGGTCGGCGCAGAATATACAGAGAAAGAAGCTGAACGTCTTTATGATTATGTTTTTAATCTTAAATGCAATTTTGCCGGTAGAATGCTATGGCAACTTGGCACATCAACCGTAGATCGATTTGGCGCGAACTCTTTGTTGAATTGCTGGGCTGTTGCAATGAGAGAGCCAAATGCATTTTTGTTTCTTTTCGAAAACTTGATGCTTGGCGGCGGCGTAGGTTACAGCATTCGCAGAGAGGATGTGCATGAGCTTCCAAAAATTAAGAAAAGTGTAAAGGTTATTCATGAAGGATCTAAAGACGCTGACTACATTGTTCCTGATAAACGCGAAGGTTGGGTTAATTTGCTTTCAAAAGTATTGGACGCTTTTTACGTTACAGGTAAATCTTTTTCTTACTCGACGATTCTCATCAGAGGGTACGGCGAGCCAATCAAGGGTTTTGGCGGAAAAGCTAGTGGCCCACAAATCCTTATTGACGGAATCGATAAGATCACAAAGATCTTTCAGTCAAGAGAAGGTAAGAAGCTTCGTTCAATTGACGTTCTTGATATCTGCAACATCATTGGTAGTGTTGTTGTTGCTGGTAATGTTCGCAGAAGCGCTGAGATTGCTCTAGGCGATCCAGATGATATTCTTTATCTCCGTGCAAAGAATTGGGGAACAGGAAATGTACCCAATTGGAGAGCTATGAGCAACAACACTATTTACGCTGATAGTTACGACCATGTTCTAGAAGAGCTTTGGAAGAATGGCTATGAAATAAATCAAGACAGCGGCTATGCAAGCGGCGAGCCTTATGGCTTCTTTAATCTTCCATTATCTCAAAAGTTTGGGCGAATCAAGGACGGCCCAATTTCAGACAATGCAATGTATCCAACTGATGTTGATAATTGTGAAATGACTAACCCATGCGCCGAGATCAGCCTCTCTAATTACGAGTGTTGCAATCTTTGCGAGCTTTATCTAAACAATATCACATCAAAGGAAGAGCTAATTGATTGCGCTACTCTTCTGTACAAGACTCAAAAGGCTATCGCCTCTCTCCCATTCATCCATGAAGAAACTAATAAGATTGTTCACAAGAATATGCGCCTTGGCCTTGGGGTTACTGGTGTATGTCAGTCTTTGGATAAGCTTGCTTGGCTTGATGATTGCTATGTTGCTCTTCGTAATTTTGATAGGGCTTGGAGCAAGCAGCGTGGTTGGCCTGAAAGCATTAAGCTCACGACTATCAAGCCTAGCGGTACGTTGAGTCTATTGGGAGGAGCCACTCCCGGCGTACACCCCGCATTCAGCGAGTATTACATGCGCACTGTGCGTATGTCTAGCTCTGATTCCCTTGTTCAGATCTGCAAGGATATGGGCTATCATGTCGAGTTCCTCGTAAACTTCGATGGCACTGAAAATCGAGACACGGTTGTAGTTTATTTCCCATGTAAGACTCCAGAGGGATCTATTCTTACTAAAGACATGGATGTCATCAAGCAGCTTGAAATGGTAAAGGAGCTGCAAACTGTTTGGTCTGATAATGCTGTTTCTGTAACTGCTTATTATAAGCCAGAAGAGCTTGAGTCTTTGAAGGTTTGGCTAAAAAACAATTATGAGCATAATGTCAAGAGCGTAAGCTTCTTGCTATTTAAGAATCACGGCTTCAAGCAGGCTCCTTATCAGGAAATTGACGAGGATACCTATTTGGCAGCTTCAGCTAAGGTAAAACCAATCTCTTCGTTGTCTATTAATAGCACTGAGATGTTAGATATGGCAGAATGCTCTACTGGAGCTTGCCCGATTCGCTAATTACATAAATATTTACAAAATTGGGGCCTAATTTTATGGAAATTTCCATAGTTAGGCCCTAATACATTTTAGCAATATGAAATTTTACCTAAGAGGAGGCGTTGGGGATATTCTTCAGAGTCTTTGGTTCATTAAGAATAATACTGATCAAGAGTATATAGTTCACACTCATTTTGATAAGGCTCCTGATATGTTTGATTATTTGGGCGCTAAAAATTGTCATTTCTATAAGTTCAAAGATATGGATAGCCATAATGAGCAAGTAGATATTATCAAGGCTGATCACGCTAAAGAAAATCAAAACGACATATCTGAAACACCAAGAGCATTTTATTCAGACTTAGACTTTGGTGGAGACAGCAACGAAATCGCAGAAAATTTCATTAATTCTTTCTCAGTGAAGAGAAACGCAATCGGAATCCACCCTTTCAGAAGCGACTTCGCCTACTCTGTCTATAATCATTTCAATTTGCCAGCCAAGACTATTCCAGTTGATGTAACCAAGAAAATCATAAACGATCAAAACAACTATTTAATTTTTGGTTCTAAAAAGGAGCTTTCCGAGTATGGTTTGCAAGAATCAGACAATGTTAAATTTGTTAGTTTTGATAATATCATTCATAGTCTTTCTACGGTAAAATATTGCAACGCTTTGATTGGGCTAGATAGCTGTTTCAAATCAATGTCTTCAATGCAAAGAATTAAAACAATTTGCATCATTGGAGATTTTAAAGACGAAACAAGAGATGCTATGTTTGTTAATCAATATGTAAAAGATGGCGTTATGAAGATTTATAGTGCCAAAAATCTTGAAGATGAAAAAGAAAGCGTTGTGAATTTTATACTAGATTCTTTGAATGGCTAAAAAGTTATTATTTGTAATGCCAGAATCTGCTGGAGATGTTTTTCTATGCACTGCTTTGCTAAGAAGCCTTAGAGAAACTTATCCAAATTACAAGCTATACTTTGCAACAAAGCCTCAGTTTAAAGACATCCTAAAAGGAAACCCATATATCGATGGAGTAATTGAATACGATCAGAGTATGGATAACCTTGTTTTAATGGAAGGGATTGGAGATCATGCTGGTTATTTTGATATTTGCTTCTTGCCACACGCAGCGACTCAAAGATTTTTAACTTACATGCATAATGGAGAAGATAAGATAGCCTTCAATATTAAATATTAAAATGCACATTATAGAAGCATATTCTTTATACTCTGGTCTTAAAATAGACAAGCCATTCATGCAGCACGATCCAGTGGATGGTGATTTTGGCAAATTTATTTTCTTCAATCCTCATTCTAAAGGAGAAGCTAAATTCTATAAAAAGTGGCAAGAAGTAATTTCTTTAATTAGTCCAGAACTGAAATCTAAAAATATAAACATCATTCAAGTAGACTCCCTTGATAAACAATACGATGGCTGCAAAAAAATAGATAACATAACATTCAATCAAACAGCTTGGCTTATGGATAAGTCTATATGTTTGCTTGGAATAGACAGTTTTTGTATGCATTTAGCTTCTTCACTTAATAAGCCTATGCTTATTCTATTCGGTGCGCATCAATGTTTCAATTGTTGCAAGCCATACTTTGGAGATGAATCTATGCAGCATTTCTTTTTGGCCGATCTTGGAGGCAAAAAGCCTATGTATTCTTATGAAAAAGGAAAAGAGTATTTAGATCAATTCGCTCCAGAAGATGTAGCTAAATCTTTCATTGAAATTTTAAGAAAACATGAACATATCAGTTAGACTAGAAGGCGGTTTGGGCGATTGTCTTTTGGGAAATCGTTTCGTTTGCGCTATAAAAGAAAAATATCCAGATTCAAGTATCACTGCTTATATAGACAGCGAAGGCGAAACCTTTCAAAAGCAAGGCTTAGAAATACTTTATCCATCTTACTACAAAGAAATTAAAGTAATTCAAAAGAAAAAATACAAAGACTTCTGGGTGAATTGTCAATTCGGGCTGGATAAATATATTGGAGCTTTAGAAAATGTACCAGACGATATCAGAGCAGAGATGGAGTCCTATGACAAATTTTATGATCTGCACATAGATTCTTTAAAATGGTGTAATTTTGATTTTGATTGGATGAGATATTATAGATTCTTTCCAAAGCCAGATCTTAATAAGATAACTCCTACAGAAGATTATATTATTTTTCACTTGATCTCTAATTCTAAAAACGTTCATCGCTTAGAGCAAGAATATATTAATAACCTCATCAAAGAGACAAGCTCTTTTTGCAAGGTTAAATTAATATGTACTTCTAATGTAAGATTTTTCTATAGTAAATTTGAAAACGATAGCAGAGTGGATATTTTAAATGGTGATCTCAAAGATGTTTTCCTAGCTATATCTGGAGCTAAATGTATGTTTTCTATTGACAGCGGATTGAAGTATGTGGGATATGCTTATGATATACCAACTCTATGCATGGGCAGACAGGTTGCTCATCCTCATTTCCCCTATCTAAGCCATCAAATAAGATGGATGCCATTTCCAGAAACTTGCTTGCCACTTAATTACGACTATTTTTATGTATGCGATTTGATGAGAAGAATATTAAAGAACAAAGCTAATATCTTAGTACCTCAAATAACAGAGTTTGATAGCCAAGCTATTAGAAGAATTTATAGCGTCAATACTTACAAAAGCATTTTAAACAATTAAAACAAATGATAGCTTTAGAAAATAATGGTCCCGGAATTGGAGATAAATTGCAATTTGCTGCTTTGCCAGAAATAATTTTTGAAAATACTGGCGAAAAAGTCTTAGATCTTTGCAATTGTTGGGTTTACGATCATAATCCATTTGTCGTCAGAGGCAACCATAAGTACACTCAGTCAATAGATCTATGGTCTATACAATTTCCTTGTGAAAGGTTCCTTTCTACCTCAGAAAGATTTTTTAAACATAAATCTTTTGAAAATCTTGGATTCAATAATTTTAAAATCAACTTAAGGCATCCAAGAATATATAAATTCGAAGAGTCCGAAATAAAGCCTGACAGAATTATTGTTCATACAACAGGTAGAAGCGAAGGCGGAACTCTTAGCGATTCTACAATAAAGCATATAGCAAACACATATAAAAATTTTGAAATAATTCAAGTAGGCGGCGTAAATGATAAAAAAACTCCATTTATAAATAAACTTGGATTAAATATGTGGGATACGGCGCAACTTATAGCAAGCTGTTCTATTTTAATAGGCGTTAATAGCGGAGCAGGAATGTGGATCGCTAATTGTTATCCAAGAGTAAATAAAAAAATAGTATTAAACAGAAAAGACATGGACACAATTTCTCCACTAAATGAAAATACTGGATGGCTAGATTTTAATATCCAATACTTCAATCAAACAGAAAATGATAGCGGAACCACTTTTTCTTATAGAAAAATATAACCATAAAATTTATAATACTAAAAACAATGAAATGCGATTTATTTTACACAACATACGGCCAACCGTATGATCAATACGAAAGATCTCATAAAAATAGATTAGATTTTTTGATAGAAGACCTTAATCTCAATGATCTTAAAAATAAAAAAATAGCTGACATCGGATGTGGACTTGGCTTCATTTACAACAGACTATTGCCAGAAATACAAGAAAACTATTTCGGCTACGATGGAGCTGGTTTTGATAATGCTCCATTTAATTATAGTCAAGTAGATTTAGATGTTTTTTCTTTGCCATCTATGCATAATTTTTTTGATGTTGCTTTATGTTTTGAAACTATAGAGCATTTGACTAATCCTTATGCTTGTCTTTTAGAGATTAAAAAGATCTTAAAGAAAGATGGAATTTTGTTTTTATCTATCCCAAATGTAAACACAACACACAACACAATATATCCCGGTTTGTTGTATCCAGTTAGCAATTTTATTTCTTTCCTAGGGCAAATGGCTTTTGAAATCGTTAGTCATAAACTCCATGACAAAAACTTTTATCAAGAAGTTTTCGTATTAAAAAATAAAGGATGGGAACACTCTAATATGTTGTGGAGCAAGTCTGAAGAAAAATTTAAAAACATACCTCCTCATGTGTTTGTTAATTTATAATGAAATGCATAGGATTTAATCAAGGTCAGTATGGAGATCTCTGCATGAACACCATAGCTTGCAGAGCTTTAAAAGAAAAATTTCCAGAATGCGAATTGCATTTTGGAATAAATAAAAAATACGCTTCTCTAGCTCCAATTTTTGAAAATCATCCATTAATAAACAAAATTCATATCTGGGACGCCTACGACGATTGGCCTTCTGAAAAAGACAGGCAGCATATATCTAAAGAAGAATATGATTTTACTTTTAATGCAATGCCGAAGCATACCCAAGATCATTGGTATATCAACCTCCATCAAACGGCAGAGACTTGCTATATGCATGGACTGATTCCACCGAAAAATCTTCAAGTAGAATTACATAAATATTTCGATACCGAAAGAAATAAAAAGCATGTCGCTCTCAATCTTTACGCTGAAACTAGAGGATTTACTAAAATTCCAAACTTTGAACAAGCTAAAAAAATATCTGACCTAATAAAATCTAAAGGATACACTCCTGTGCAAATCGGTTTGCCAGACCAACCTCAAATATGCGAGAAAAGGTTCATAGGCTCATTTTTTGATTCTGTTAAATTTACCTTATCTTGCGATTTTTTATTTACTGTAGATTCGGCTATGAGTTGGATAGCTTCAGGATATTCTTTCCCCACGCTTGGAATTTATTCTTATACTTATTATCCTTATGTTTCTACGTCCAAAAACTGGCAGCCAATAAATCCTAATGCAAAATACTTAGAGAAAGATAAGATCTCAAATATAACATTGGATTCTATATCCGAGGAAATAAATAAAATGCTATGATTATTGATTGTTTTACTTTTTTTAATGAATTGGATTTATTAGAGTTAAGGCTTAACGAGCTTTATCCTGTTGTTGATAAGTTTATTCTAGTGGAAGCTGAACTCACTCAAAGCCTGAAGCCAAAGCCTCTATACTTTGAAGACAACAAAAACAGATTCGATAAATTCTTAGATAAAATAGTCCATGTAAAAGTCGAAGCCAAAGAATGCCCATCCAATCAAAAAGATCTATGGGAGATGGAGAATTTTCAAAGAAATAAAATCCAGCACGGTATTAACTCTTTAGATACCAACGACAATGACATCATATTGATATCTGATCTTGATGAAATACCAAGCGCAGAAATAGTATCTTTGGCTCCAGATATAATGTCTAAAAAACAAAATCCTATTTTTTCTGTGGAGATGGATTTCTACGCTTATTTCTTAAATCTAAAAGCCACTAATAGAAAATGGATAGGCACAGTATGCTGCTCTAATAAAATACTAAAAAATCATTCCCCTCAAATAATAAGGAACAATAAAGACTTTCTAGATAAAGCCACGAATTGCGGCTGGCATTTCAGTTGGCTTGGAGGATATCAAAAAGTATACGAGAAGAGCTTATCTTGCATAGAGCCTTTCGACAAGTCTACGCTTCCAACTCTAGAAGATTTCAAAGTCTATTTCGATAATTTTATTTCTTCAGACAAGAAGTTCTTTATCCATCTTGAGAATCTAAGCAAGAAACAAACAGAGTTTTCTAGAGTAGAAATAGATAATTCTTTCCCTAAATATCTAATAGAAAATAAAAACGCTTTGTCTCGTTATATTTTGTGAACTCTTGCTGACGCTTTGATCGCGTTTTGGTTGAATCAAAATTATTTTTTTATTAACTATTCTCTATATCAATACATAGTAAAAAAACACAAAGACTTGCACTTAAAATTTTTACTTGGAACCACAGAGTTAATAAAATAATAAAAGAAATCGAACTATATGCAAAAATGGAATCTAAATGACTCTCAGTTTACTTGGATAGATAGAATTAAGCTTGCCCTTTTCTTCTTGATCCCATCCAACAGATGGACAATGGATAAGCATGTAAAAAGCTTTGAGTCTGAGATGGCTAATTTTGTTGGCTCTAAGTATGCCGTTTTTGTTTCCAGCGGTTCGACAGCTAATACCATTTTAGCTTGTTACTTAAAAGATTGTCCCAGCAAATCTAAATCTAGAAAAATAATTTTTCCGTCTACGACTTGGACCACCTCAATTTCCCCATTTATAAGAGAAGGATTTGAGCCTGTGTTTGTTGATATTAACTTTAGAGACTTTTCTATGGATTTAGATGCTGTAGAAAATATTGCAGCTAAGGATAAGTCTGTAGAGGCAATTTTCATAACTTCATTGCTAGGATTCGTTCCTGACTTAGCGAGGCTACAAGATATATCCAAAAAGTATAATGTCAGAGTATTGATGGATAACTGCGAAAATACTTTTGGCTCTTTTGAAGGCAAAAATATTTCATCCTTTTTTACTTCTACAACAAGCACTTATTTCGGGCATCAACTTCAAAGCGTAGAAGGCGGCTTTATTTTCACTAATGATCCTGATGAATATAATTATTTTCTCTTAGCTAGAAATCATGGATTGGTTAGAGCTTTACCAAACGATCAAAAATCTAAATTCTTAAATAAAGATGTAAATGAGAGATTTGACTTCTTCTTGCTTGGTAATAACTATAGGAATTCAGATATCCATGCTATGATCGGCAGAATGGATTTAAGCAGAGCATCTGAATATATAGAATCAAGATCAGATTTATTTAATTATTTTTGCCAATCTATCCAGAAAGGAAAACTTTTGCTTCCATTGGAGTTTTTAAATAGAAAGCATGTAGCCTTTTCTATTCCTATTGTATTCTTAAAAAATGTTGATCTGTCTGCAATTATCAAAGAATGCGAAGACAACCTTATAGAAACCAGACCAATTATATCAGGAAATCTTTTGCGCCAAACTTGCTACAAGCAATTCGGCGATTATAAAGACTTTCCAAATAGCGAATTCTTACACACTAATGGGTTTTATGTTGGCCTGCATCCAAAGGTTACTAAAGCTCAAATAGACTCTTTAACAGAAACTATAAATAAATATGCTTAAAATTTCACTAGATGAGGGATATGTTTTTGATATATTGAGTATTTCTCAAGTTAAAATTATTAAATCCTCAAATGAAAATAAACAAAAACTTGTACATAATTACCAAGAATTATCAAAAGAAATCATAAATCAAATAGGCTTAGATTTATATTCAGATATTGTTTCAAGTAAAGAATATCAAGAGCTTAGAGATGCCAATGAAAAAACTTTCGATTTAGTTGATCAAGTTAAAAATGACAAAGGACTAGCAAAGCTTGTTGATGATTCTAATTATAGCAGATACCAAAAGAAAGTTGCTCTTCAAAATAAATTCTTTAATAACGAAGTCAAAGAACTTAAAATAGGATATTAACATGAACAAAAAAATATTAGTAACTGGAATCCTTGGGCAGGACGGAGCCAACATGGTAGAGTACCTACTCAAGAATACTAGCCATCAAATATTTGGAATGATTAGGCGCAGCTCTAATCCTAATTTTGTAAACTGCTCTGCTTTTTTAGGAGATGCTAGATTTAAGATTATTTATGGCGATTTGTCTGATAGCGTCAGTATAGATAACGCGGTAAAAGAAATTCAGCCTGATTATTTTATTAATTTTGCAGCGCAAAGCTTCGTTGGCTGTAGCTGGGAAATCCCATTGCAGACTTTTGACACCAATGCTACCGGCGTAGTTCGGTGCCTCGAAGCTATCCGCAGATTCAAGCCAGATTGCAAGTTTTACTCCGCTGGCTCTAGCGAGGAATTTGGCGACGTTGCTTATTGCCCTCAAGACATATTTCACCCAATCAGGCCAAGAAGCCCATATGGAGCCTCTAAGTCCGCAGCAAGACACGCTGTAAAGGTTTATAGAGAATCTTACAACTTGTACGCTGTGCATGGTATTCTTTTTAACCATGAAGGAACTAAGCGTGGCGAAGAGTTTGTCAC